CTCGTTAGTCGACGCCGTCGGTTCGTATTGGAACGATGAAGTTGTCGAAACAGCGCTCCATGAAATCTATGATTATGGAGCTGATGGGTCATTGGTGGTTGACCCTGTTCGGGATCAATACTGTTATCGTAGTCCGTACGATTCAGTGATCCGGGGAGGCCAGTTTCTAGCTGGGCCTTGTGGTGGAAGCCACAGTTATAGCATTGCTCGCAGCATGCACATAATGCCGTCGGAAGTTGACAAAGTTCACTTCTTTGACGAATCACATCGTGTTATGCAGCAGTGGCAGGTGTCGTATCTGGTGGCCGCTGATTTGGCGTTGCGTACTCCTACGCACGGTCCGCCTTATCTGCGCACACTTAATCCCAATTTGCTCAAGGGCACACACACAGGTGTGCTCACTAACGGAGCAGCTCGGTCTGTCGCGTGCACTTTGTGGTACAGACGAGCCCTTATGTTAACGTTGAAGGCCGAACTGTGGCGCCGGATCCTTATGGGACAAACCGTCGTAGCACAGTCGATTCCGAAGCGTTACGAATGTTTGGCTGATGACATCTTGAATTTGTTATCCCTTCTCGCTGAAATTGTAAAGAGTTTGATGCTCACAATCCTTGAAGGAATAATATTTGTGACTAGAGAATTCAGCCATTATCCCTCCGTTCAGGCGTTGCTCGAAATCTTGTTGATTCTAATTCTCCTTAGGGTAGTCGTAAAACTGGCTCCTAATGTTAAAAAGATCTTCAAGAACGAGTACGTCTTTAAGCAGCCTAGAAGTGAAAGACCGAATGAATTACTTACTGTAAAAGATTCCCCTGATGGGTTAGTGGCAGAAGCTATAGTTAATGGCGAATTCCACACGCTCTTCAAGAAAAATCGCAGTAGTGACACTATGAAGATCGTTGAAATGGCAATGGCCGGTTCGGAATTTTCCCCAAGTGAACGTAAACCCGTCGGATGCATCTTAATTCAATTGCAGGACAATGAATTAGCTGTTTTCGCGTGTTTCTTTAGAATGGGTGATTATCTCGTGACGGCTAAACATGTGGCAAACGCTCTGGCTTCAAGTACCTTTGATGCTTTCCTTACTGGAACTTCGGATTCAGACCGCAAAGCAGTCAAGCTTGATAAGTCAGCACGTAAGTGCCCCGACGATTTCTTTGATTTGGACCAAAACGTGTATAAGCGTGAGCATGATGTATTTATGCGTAAGATGCCAGCCCATATGTGGGCAGCTCTCAAATTGACATCAGTTCCGACTAAGACACCCAGTAAGTACAATCAAATGGTGACCGTCTGTGGATTTAAGGATGAAAATCTGATAGTGAGTGTTGGCGAAGTTCTTAAATCGAGTACGATTGTGGAACTACATCACACAGCCAGCACACTAAAGGGACATTCAGGATCTCCTGTGTTTGTAGGTAAAAGCGTGGTTGGTATGCACGTAGCAGGTACGAAAACTAATAATATAGCTATTCGTATAGAACATTTAAAACAATGTTTAGCTGAAATGGAAGAATCAAATCTTCCTAACGATGAGGAATATGAGCTCGATTGGAAGCGCAATGGACGATCACATCATTTCGAAAGATATGATGATGATTCGTATGGCGCTGTTGATGATCGATCAGGGGCCGTCATCTTAGGTTTCAGCCGTGGTGAGGTGCTTACCCTGCATCCGTCGTTTCGTGATGAATACGAAGACATGATGGACGCACAATGGTCTAATG